GGAGCCTGCTTAGCCCGAATCCCATCAATGTTAACATACTTTTCGATGTTATGAGAGGCATAGCTGGCTACCACAAAACACTGATCATTGGTGGCCCAAAGTGCCCTGTTTTTCTCACCTGGCTCATTTTTGGTACTGCCCCGAGCCACGCTCATCGGAGCAGAAGCCAAAACATCAAACGGGGCCGAATCAGGTAACTCACAAAACACCACCTTCTTATTGGGACGGTCTTCAGAAGTCAGCTGGTGGTCCTTGAACATGTGATCCACCGCTGACTTGTCGGATGAGCTACCCGAAGGAGCCCAAATGGCCCGCTTGCTCCACCACTCCGATAGATCTGAAAGATCCCCATCCAAAAGGTTGTTACCAACAACCTGAGGAAGAAGCTCCTGGAGACACAGCACCAGAGCAGGAACAAAACCGCTCTGGTTGCAACGCCAATCTGGGGTGAGGGTGTAGTGCACTTGAGGTTCCAGATTCTGAACCAAGTAATCCTGAGACCAGTCTGCGTCCACGTCACTACGAGACACTATGTTCAGAAGCTTACGGAGAAGCAACACCTCCTCAGGTGGGTTGTCACAATCAAGGAGGTAGGGACACCTCTTGATGAACACCAACCAAACAGAAAAAACGGACTCCCAATCCCTCAACGGTACCTCAACAACTCCAGAATTCAAGAAAACCCAGTGGCGCAAAGCCCCTGGAATGGCTTCCAAAAAAATGAGGACCGCAGCCACAGCCCACTCGTAATGCCCGAAGTTCCGCCGAACAAAAGCTGTTTCCCAATCCAGGAGAGGACGCTGCAGAATGTCCATAAGGTGACCAAGCGTGAGGGACTCACCAGAACCACGAACACCAACGGCCCTGGCGAAGCTCACAGACGTGCAGGACATGTCAGTGACATCACAAAAAGGGTTTTCAAACTCCACACCAAGAAGGCTGCTCAAAGAAGCCGAGGGTGGAAGGGCACGAAGACCAACGAGCGAGTAGTCTTCTGCACCCGCCACCCCATTAAGAAACAAACACACAAAGGCCGCCGCGGTGGGCCCACCGCTGGCAGCAAGCCTGTTCAACCATTTGAAGGTCGTCTGAAAGACAACGAAGGGAGGGCGTTGCGAACTGTCGCTATCACAGCTGTGCGCCCAGGAACGGCTGGCTGGGGAGGAGGCTGCGCCGGAGCATCCGCATGGACGCCCGAATCGGTCAAACTCACGATGGCCCCCTCCCCAGCGTTGACCGAACCAAGCCCAGCAGACCTGGACGTATCTGGGGAAGGC